CTTTTGTAGTTCAGCGGTAGAACCATCAAACAATGCATTCGTTACACTCTTAGGCCCCTGATTCGGAACCTCTTTTAGTTTCTTCATCTTTGTCTGCAAGTCACCAAGTTTTTCTGTAACATCTGCAACCTGTTTAATCAAGTTCCCAGCAACTTCATATGCTCTGGGATGTTCACCTTCTCTTGCGAGGTCTAGGATACCATCAATTGCATCCTGTCCTCTTTCTACCAACTGATAAAAGTTTTCTCTCTGATATTTATAATCATTGTCAGCGTCTTGTTCATTTGTTTCTGGAACAATTACTGGTCGAGGCGGTGTTACATCTCTTACTGTTGTTTCCACAACATCTGCAATACCAAGTACATTATCTAAAATTTCAGTTTGGTTTGACATTTCATACCTATGGTGCTGTTGGCCAAGTCACATCGTCTAGTGAAGTTGCACTATCCGTAATATCTCTTAGGGCTTGTCTGTAAGCAGTTTGTGCATCTGTCATAGTCAAGTCTGAACTTGCCCACCAATCAGTTGATGCAATCAATCTGTCTCTTTCTGCACGAAGGAATTTCATTGGTTCTGCGGCAGTCAAGTCTTGTAGTTTGACATTTACCTCATCCCAAGTAACTCCCCAATCAGCAGAGTTGTCTGATTCAACACCATCTACCACTTTGCCGAACGAAGATGCAAATTCTTCTGCGTTTGTTGGTTCGCCTCTAAGAACCCATTCTGTGACACCAAGAGCATTTAGTGCGTCTGATACTGTTGCCATTATTTTTTCTCCTGTTTATTCATTTTATTGTGCGATTTCCATAACTGTCATACGCATAAATCCCCAATCAGCCGCAATCCGTACTGAAGTGCCACTATGTGATCTAGCCCAAAATTGATAACTAATTTGTGAGGTTGTATTTGGTGTGTCTACAAGCGAAGTGTATTCACAGTGGTGTGTACTGCCTTGTCCAGCTAATCCATTATAACTAATCTGTTCGTCACCACATGAGGTTGCAGTAGCACCTCCAATTGATTTATATATATTTACTTGTACACCATCTGAAGCTTGACCATTAAGATTAGCATTCCATTGAACTGATACAAGAAACTTACTTGTTTGAAATTTTGGGGTAATTAACTGAGATAAGTTCGTAGCAGCAATAGTTTGACTACTAGTAGTAAACGAAGTTGCAGTTGCGGATTCTAATACTTGAACTATACTTCCTGGCGAATAAACACCAGCTGGAACTGATAAACTCTTACCAGATGCAAGTGAAACTGTGTTACCTGTCTCTGCCGTAATTGTGTTAACTGATAAAGTACTCATTGTGCGATCTCCATTAATACTATATTGTTTAATTGGTTTCCATCACCACCTATATATGTAGTACCACTTTCAGCCCTTGAATATAATTGATAAGTAATAGCTGAAGTTGTGTTTGGAGAATCTAAATGGACAAGACTTACGTTATGCCATTTATTGGTTGCGGTTGTCAGCCTAGCCATTCCGTATGTACTGCCGCCTAAGTTTGTTGAACCTCTATATATTGTAACTGATACATCTCCAGTTCTATAATTAGTAGTGCTTATGCTAATCATTATTTTAGAACTTGCAAACTTTGGGGTTATTGAGGCTGATAAAGCAGCAGCAACATAAGAAGTTGAAGTGCTTTGTAGTAAAAATCCACTATTTGCTGTATATGAGTTAGTGTTACTGACAACCTGTACAACATGGCCTGGAGCATGTACTGTACTTGCACTTGTTGCCCCTACAATGTTGTCTACTGTTAATGTTGATGCCATCTCTTATATCTCCTATACGATTGACAAGTTGCCACTAACAGTAAGTGTGACACCATCTGCAACCGCCAGAGGGCCTGCTGCAAGTGCATTGTCTGTTGATGCAATTGTTACGTTTGTGTTTAATGTCGGTTCGTGTACTCTGAAGATATGTCCCTTACCATTAGTAGAACTTCCGCCATCACTTTCTCCTTGGAAAAAACCACCACCCAAATCATCTCTTGCAGAAGTGGCAATCTTTGCCAGTGTTACTGCACCGTCTGTGAGTTCAGCAGTTGTAACTGAGTTGTTCGCCAAATCTTCTGCGGCGATAACATCTACTCCGATACTTCTTGATATGATTTTTCTAATTGCCATTTTTCTATTCCTTATTATCCCAACATAACCATTTGCATATTTGTATGATTACTGCCACCGTAAACATCTGCATTACAATGAAAATCAATGTAATCGTTAGCATCTAATTTAAGAATTTCATTTACAGTTACAGTGTGGTCTGTTCTGCCGCCAGCACCAATTCCAGAGAAATCAGTCTGATACTCTTGAAAAGTCGTTCCGTTTTTTCTAACCATAATACCGTGGTTGGTAGCATTATTAATCCAGAGATAAAATTTAGCTGCAACAAGATACATACCGTCTACTGGTACAGTTAGTCTCCCATTTGAGCTATTCCATGTCATACCACCTAAAGCAGGGCCCTCTAAATCCCAATGGGTATAAACTGCGGCTGAACCCTGTGTTCGAACTTCTGTAGCACTGTTACCACGCAAGTATATGTAGGGCATAACACCTTTGTTTATTCTGCCAGAACTATCAATTGTCATTGCACTAGTACCACTAGTGTGTGCTATTGTATCTACTTTTAATGTACTTGCCATATCTTTTTCCTAATTCTTTGTATTATTTATTCGTCTTGACCACTGGATGGGTTATAATTTTTTGCATCTGTGAAAAAAGATGATGTTTCATTGAATCCGAAATCACCGTCATCTGTATCCCAATCACTCGGCGCAACATCAGCAGGTTTAGGTGTAGCAGAATATCTCTGTTCTCTCTTAGGTGCTGCAACTTGTAAGTCTGTGTATTGGTCGACTTGTACAGAACGAATAACACCCTGTGAAGTTACTGGGCCATACATGTAATACTTTGCAGTAAAGTTTAGTGTGTAAATGATTGCTCTACGACTTGCAAAGTCTCCTTCATAGTCATCCTCATAACTAATATCATTTAGTACGATAGGTACATCTCTAATGATATCAAGTTCGGCAGACTCCTTCAAAGTAATTGTATACTCTGGTTGGAAGTATGGAAGAATTTGTTCAACAATCTGTAGTGCATCATCTGAGTTTTTACTCATAATGAATAGTTCAAAGTCAACATTATAAGGTACAGGCATAAATCCAGACTTGATAGATTCTCCATCAGTTCCGTTTGCCGCCTTCTTAACCTTGATTGACTTGTTTAGTTTTCTATTGGGGTCATAAGATAACCCACTAATTTCAAAACCAATACGAGGTAGAGTTACCGCTACCTTTTTGTTAAGAGAAGGGTCTTCTCTTAGTCTCGCCAACCATTTTGCTTTTGGCCCATACGCAAGTGGCACTTTCATTGTCTGTGCAATGTTGCCTGTGTTATCTTTCTTTGCGAGTTGGATATTATTAAAAATAGTACCAAACCCAACAACAATGTTTCTTGTTGATTCGTTATAAAAATATTGTCCAATCATAATTATTTCATCCCAGCATCACCGAATGGATTTGATTCGGTAAAATCTAATATATTATCGTCTTCTCTTTCAAAGAAATCGTTCATTGCGTTTTCGTCAATAGTGTCAACTTTATATGTTTCTAGTACTATATAGGACGCATCGGCACCCTGTACTGAACCCTCAACCTCTAGAGAACCACCATGTGTTTCATCTTCAGAAAGAATTTTATCTCCTAGTTCATCGTCCAGAAGAACACCAGAATTATCTTCTAGTCTGATTTCTTCATTAAATGTTCCAGTTTGTTCAAGTGAAACTTGATATTCTAGTTGATCCAAACTATTGTCTGTCTCTACAGAATCAATCTCTGCAATACCAGTATCAATATCCTCTGAACCGTATTCAAAGGTTTTACACTTTAACTTATATGTAGGTAGATTGTGAACCTGATAAAATGGATCATCATGGTCTACAAAAGTTATTTCAAATAACTTTCTACCTTTAGGCCAGTATACCAAGTCACCTTCATTTGGTCGTAGAGAAACAATGAGATTATTGTCAACTGAGACAAACTGTTCCCACCGTCTTCTTGCTACAGTGAAGGTTGCATCATCCTGTATGTCCAAACCAAATTTAGACATAAGTTCCTTTTCACCCTCATAACCGTCATTGTTATCA